CACGAAATGCCAAAGAATGTTGACCCAACATGGCGCATTCCCTGACCCATGTCGGACGGACGTGGCATCACAGTCATCCCATGTTTAATGAACATGTCATGCTGCCATTTCATGCCAGGGGATAAGCGGTCAGCATCAAACCCAGGTTGCAACCACAAATGCCAGCATTGAGCAGGAATTTCATCATCTTTCATACTGAGACCTTCATCTATCAGGGTTTTGGCTATCGAGATACCGTTGCCGAGTGTGTCTCGGAATGGATTACTGCAAGCCGGGAATGTGGATGGTATGTGTGCTGGGCCCCACTCTGCATGGTCCAATGCCCCACTTATGTGCCATTCTGTGGCATGCGTTTGCTGTACCACCACTTTGTTGTGCTCAACATTGTCTCGAGACAATTCTGGGAATGCATCAGAGTATGACAACTGCAGCGGCTGTGAACCAAATGAGATGTCAAAGGCTGTGGATTTGAAAGCAGCAAAGCCACACTGTAGGTCCATTGCTAAAGAGTCTTGAATCCTTGATTTCAACCCATGATTCATGACAGCATCTTCTGGGAAGAATTCAGCCAATGCACCGTCAACCTTTTCGGCAAGGATTGTCGCATCTTGTGTGGTTTCATCTTTGACTGGCAATTCACGAGTTGAGCCAACTTGGGCCTTGGCTGCTCGTCCAAAATAATATACATGCTTACAAAATGCAGAGACAAAACTTCGATGAAGTTGTGAACAGTCATCGAATTCCGGCATGCTTTGTTTTGAAATCAACATTTCAGAAATAAAAATCACGTTTTTGGCCCTGCCGGCTTTGGGTAAGGAAAAAGTTCGGTCGCCTCGTGAACTATTAAATCTGCTAAGCAACACCTTCAAAGGCTTAGTAGACATAGCTGCCCAAATTTGCTCGTCATGAACTGCAGTGGCTATCCTATGGGTCAGGAACCCATCCAAGAAGAAAATAGAGGTGATCTGCTGCAGTAAAGTGGGAATTGTGCTATATGTCCAATGTCCATCAGCAGATTCAGTGCCGCAAACACTATTGAACAAGTTGAAAACAGACTCTGGGGCACCCATGATCATTAAAACAAGCTCTTGCAAAACCTCATTTTCAATATTTGGGATGAAATTCTCTCGGAAACACATCATTGAGGGCGACTTTGTATCATTCAATAATCGAGCTATGTCAGCTCCGTGTAACTTTGAAATGTGGGTACCGCTCAAATTTGTCAGCTTTGTGGGAAGCCAATCAAATGCCAACTTTGCGAATGCTACCAGACGCAGGTTGTCCAAAACAATTGGCAAGGTACCAGATTTGATTGTTTGAAGAGCTTTCCACAACGGTCGATTGCACTCACCAACTGTACCACCATTGTTATGAATCATCAATGATTCACAAAGAGAGGCATTCAAAGGTTCAACAACGGTGGCATCATGAAACAGCTTGATTGTTTCCATTGATATCGAATCCCAAGCTCGATTGACAGCATCAATAGTTCCTGCTTTGTGATGCATGTAACTGTTCTTCATCATGGTGATCAATTCAACTGTGGTGGACCCAGTCCATGGAGCATCATTAGGTTTTGATGGTGTTTGTTCAATTGAATTGAGAATAGAAATGTAATCTGAGAATGATTTCCGTGATACACCTTGCTTAGTTGATTCTTCACACAACTTTGTGGCCAATTTGACACATTCTGCTTCAGGGTATTGCAATTGCACCAGGATGGAAATTAGGTCCTCAGGGTCTTCTGATGGTATTTGTTTGTTAATTTTGGTCGCATGTATAAGCATTTTCTTCTTATTCATTTCATCAACTGATACTTTCATCAACTTTTTGCTAACCATGCTACTGGAATTTGACTTGCTTGACAATCCTTGGGATAAGTCTATTCTTTCTCGCCATCTTTCCGTTGCATAATGACCCTGTGCATTGCTTGCCCTCATCAGCCTGGCTCCCACTGACACATATTGTCGAGAAACTGAAGGCAGAGGCAGCTGGCCTATTGCAATCATAGATGACAACTGTGCTTCCATGTGAACATCCAACTGAGAGTCTATCAAATGATTCTCTGTGAGGCCTGTTTCAGGTCTTTCGACAAGTTCTAGTGATGTGAATGTGTAACCTCTCCGAGACCACAATGGCCATTGTTTCCCATCACAAAATGGTGGTTCCACCAGCCGTAGCTGATATTTGTGTCCACCCTTTGCAACCTTGTTTGCAACTTGTAACATAGCCATGTCATAATCAGTTAATGA